ATTAGAGACATTAGAGACATTAGAGACATTAGGAACCCCGATATTAAGTATATCTTCTGTTTGTGGAGATGGAGGAGGTGATTTTGGAGATTGTGACAATTCAGAAGAGTTAGAGGATGGAGATGGAGATGATTGTTGATTTATTTGAACATATTGAGGTAAAATTTTTGGTGCAGCGTTTACTTTGTCAAGAAACTCGTTTTGTTGTTTTCTGAGAGAGCTTATATTAGACTGTACCACGGTGGTAAACTCGTCCATTTTTTGATTAATTATTAACTTTTGTTGGGCAGTTATAGCTTCTAAAAAGTTAATTTTTTGGTTAATAAATTGTTGTTGATTTTGTATAGAAGTATCTATCATATTAACCTTTTTATCTATGTTTGATTCTATGCTATCAATTTTCTTATCTGTATCTTTAATTCTCTTATAAAAATAATAAGATACAATAGCCAGTATAATGCTTAGTAATATTATCATAATGGTTTTTAAATCTATTATTCCTAGTATATTTCCTAGTTTATATTCTTTATTAGATGTGTTGTTTGTAGAGGATGCTTCTTGTATTTTTGCTTGATTTTCCATATTTTAATTATTTTACATAATTAAAAGTCTTTAAACACTAAATAAAATTTCTGGATATTTTTTGGTCTTTGATAGCTCTCTTATTTTTTTATCAAAATGTGCTATCAAGTTATACAACTCTCTGTTTGATGATACATAGTGAATGTAACTGTTAAATTCCTTTAATTCATTTGAATAAGTTGATATATTACTCTGTGATAGAATATCTGTATTTTTTGAAGAAAATGTAGAGTGTTTTAATGATTTATTTAAAGCTGATATACGATCATAGAATTCTCTACAAACTCTTTTCTCTTCTTTAGTATAGTCTTTTGTTGTATTTATATACTCGTATATATCGTCATCTAATGAACTAAAAAAGGCCTTTTTTAGAGATAACAAAAAATTATTGGCAGCTTCATAATACTCAGTGTTCTTAAAAACAGATAAGTCAATCATTACTTCGTCAGAAAATTTTATCTGAGTATTATCCCAAGAATCTGCATTAAATTCCTTATAAATGTAGTTTCCCAAAAATCTTATAAAGATATCGTATTCGCCTCTTATATCTAATACATAAGAAGAACCAGAAAGCTTGTTATAGACTTCTAAAAATTTAGTGAACTCTATTATCATCTTTTCCTTGAACTCATTTTTTAAGGATTCAATAGTTTCTTTGTTTTCTTCCATTTTTTTATTTATACAATTCTTTAAAAATTATATAAAGAAGAATATTTATTATAAAATATGTCTCAGTTACGTGTTCGAAGACTTTCTGATGACTCTTTTCTTCCAAAGAGAGGAACTCCTTATGCAGCAGGACTTGATCTCTTTTCTCCTGTAAACGCTACTATACAGTCTGGCGAAAGACTTCTTATTAAGCTTGACATATCTATAGAACTAGAGAATGGGACATTCGGCCATATTTTACCTCGTAGCAGTCTATCATTGAAGAATGGCATACACATAGGAGCTGGAATCATAGATTCTGATTATAGAGGAAATGTAGGAGTACTGCTATTTAATCTATCTTCTGATACATTTCAAGTTAATAGAGGAGATAGAATTGCCCAGCTTATTGTTAAGAGATATGAGATGGTTGAGCCAGAGGAGATTTTTGAGAGCAGTTCTACGGAAAGGGGAAGTGGAGGGTTTGGAAGTACTGGAAAGTAATTAGAAGATTGGAGTAAAATTGAAACCAAGTGTTTCAAATAGGTCTTTGACGATATCGTCATGAAAACTTTTTCTATCTAGAGTTTTAAGCATATTAAAATCTTCTTTCTTACAGGGATACTTGTGACGTCTAAGAAGTTGAAAGAGTATGTATTGAGTATTAATAAAACTTTTTCTTTCTATTTTTCCAGTGAATTTAAACTTTTTATCATATAGATTGGAAATCTTGTCAAAGTCTTCCATAAGCTGATTTTCTAGGTGAGAGATATCATCAACCTTTTTTCCTGTCATTTTATGGTATATAAGAACAACATCTTCGTAGTGTTTGGAGTGTCCATTTTCTTTAAGAAATAAGAGTATATGTTCCTTTGTTATATTTTGAAATCTAGTCTTTTTTGGAGTAGATTTATCACCAATAAGTAAACCGTGTAAGCTAAATTGTTCTTCAAGATCGTTAAAAACTTTATCATCGATGGTAGAGTTCTGTTTTCCTTGAAACTGGTTGATACAGTCTTTGAAGTGTATTTTGCGTTCATATGAATATTTACTAGACATATTTACTCTTGCTATATCTTTATAGCTTAAAGATTTATATGATTTTTCTTCTTGTTTTCCACAGTCTTCGCATATTTCTATATTTTGGTCTAGTTGCATAATAAATGATATAGATCCACAATTTGAGCATTCCCTTTTATCTGCTTTTTTTATTTTTGTGACAAGTAATTCTATTTCTTTGTACTCGATATCATATTTTTTCAATATTTCTAGGTATGTTTTTGAAACATCATTATTCTGTTTTTTAGACTTTCCCATAAAAGATATTTTGTTTGGTATAGAGCTCTTATTTTGTTCAATAAGTTCAGATACATCCATAGTATAAAAGTGTTGTATATTATTTAGATTTTCTATGATGCTTCTTTGTTGTTCAAGTTTTCTTATTTTTTCTTCTATATCTCTTAATACGTGAAGAGATATAAAGTTTTCTTTATTTTCTTCTTTATTATTTTTAATATCTTCGAGGTCACTTATCTCTTTATTAATTATATCAATTTGCTCTTTGTTTTTGTCCCATATATCTCTTATTTTTTTGTCAATGCTATATATGTCTATATCCATAAGAAATAATTAATTTAAAATCTTCATATCTTTTTAACTTTTATTTATAATTTTTTGAATCCAGAGAAAAAAAATATTACAAATTTAAAAAAAAAATCTCGTCTATAATAAAAATGGCTATATGTACATCTAACTTAACTTCCGGTTTTATCGATCTCGCCACTTATGACGAGCAAGAGAAATACCTATACGGTGGCCCCGACGCCGTCGCTTATTTCGTCCGTGAAATTCGCAAGGCTACTTGGTTCACCCAAGTTCCAGTCTGCTTGAGCGCTCGTTCTGGTCAACCCCAGTTCGGTCAACAGTGGTCTGTTTCAATTTCACGTGCCGGTGATTACCTCCTATACACTTGGCTACGTCTAACCCTAAACTCTGTCACTGCTGCTACTGCCAACTGTACCTACACTGGCCTCCCAACCTGCTCAGGCAAGGCTATTTCTGGTGCTCAGCCTAACGCCCACGTTCTACGTTGGACCCGTAACTTGATGCACAACTTGATCTCCGAGTGTGCCATCACCTTTAACGATTTGGTTGCTGCTCGTTTCGACAACTACCACCTCGATTTCTGGAGCGCCTTCACTGTTCCAGCTGGCAAGCGTAACGGTTACAACAATATGATTGGTAACGTCGATGCTCTAACCAACCCAGTTGCCTTGGCCTTCCCATCAACTGCTCAGTGCTTAGGAGGTTCTTTAAATGATGTTAATGGGGCTTCTGGTTTAATCAATGTTAACCCAAGTGGTCAACAGGTTCTACCAGCTGCTACCTTGAACTTGCCTCTACCATTCTTCTTCTCACGTGATTCTGGTTTGGCTCTACCAACTGCTGCTCTCCCATACAATGAAATGAGAATCAACTTTGCCTTCCGCAATATTTGGGATCTACTCATTGTTGATGAGTACCACGTTCTACCAACTGGTGCTTCTTGTGATGCTATTGCTGATTGCGGTTACTGGACATCACGCCCAGCTCAACAGTCTGATTTGGCCACTAGCGCTGATGCCGTTATGGGTCCAGTCAATGTTTGGGCCAACTATGCCATTGTTTCAAACGATGAGCGTAAGAAGATGGCTTGCGCCCCTCGTGATATCCTAATTGAGCAGGTTCAGACTGCCCCAGTCCAGAACTACAACCCAACCACCTCTGCTCCAATTGATATCCGTTTTTCACACGCTATCAAGGCCCTCTTCTGGGGTGCCCGCAACATTACCAACCCCGCTGCTTGGTCCAACTACACCACCAGTCAGCAGCTACCTCTTGGACCAATCGATTGTGTTGCTGTTGATAACGCTATGTTTGGTGTTGTCGACTTTAACGCTGGTGTTGATCCAGTTGCCAGTACCTCACTCATTTATGAGAACACTCAGCGTCTATACCAGATGGGCTCAGACTACTTCTCTCTAGTCAATCCTTGGTACCACGCCCCAGTCATCCCTCTAGAGACCGGTTACCACCTCTACTCATACTCTCTAGACTTCTTCGCCATTGATCCAATGGGATCAACCAACTATGGAAAATTGACCAACGTTTCAATTGTCCCACAAGGATCAAACGATGCCGTCAGTTCCCAACAGGCTGCCAACACCTCAACTACTGTCAATGGCTTCGTTCCAACTGTTTCTGCTCCTCTACCAGTTGCTCCACTAGCCGGTGCAGTCACCCCTGGCTATGGTGCCAGATACTGCTTCATCACCACCGCCGTCAACAACAACATCATCAGAATCAGCGGTGGTGCCCTCGGTTTCCCAGTTTTATAAAAATTTTCAACACAAATACACTTCAAAAAAACATACAAAACATATCAAAAAATTATATATTGTATATCCAATATATAAACAAAAAATCGATTTGGTTTATTTAAACATATCTTTC